CCGCGGTATCCATCTGCGTCTGCCGTTTGACCTCAGTCTTTTTGAACAATCCGCCGCCCGACGCCCTGACATTGGTGCCCTTCGGGGCATTGACGTCGACGCTAATTTTCCCCGTGCCAGTCACATTGTGCTGCAGCGCGCGATCCATGACGCCGCGATCCGCCATGGGCTTGAAAGCATCGCGATCGTCTTCGAAGCCACGCCAGTTATAGGTGCCTCCCGGGAGGCCCGCAACTTCTTTGGCACCGCGACCATGCTCCTCGCGAATCTCCCGAACCCGTTGGGCAACCCTAGAACCTTCGTCCCTCTCTCGATTGGAAGCAACTTCGCCATGGCCGAGGACCCGTGTATCGGGGAAATTCTTGACAATCCACTGCGCCTGCTTTTCGACCATTTCTGGTGTTATGTCTTGCTCATTCCTCGCCGAGGTCTCCATGGCTAGAATGTTTCTGTTCTTCACCCATTCGAATCCTTTGCGCTGTTTACCTTCATAAATATTGGCGCTTCCATGGAAGCGAGGAAACTCTTGTCGTAGATCGTGAATATTACCATCGCGATCCTGAAAGAACTGAGTACCTACACCGGGGCGATGCGCCGCCCAATCTGCCACGGTCCCTGCAGCAGTGGGACGGCCAGTAGTGTAATGGGTAAGAAATGCTTCTGGCGACCTTCCAGATGGCGCCAGCAAGGAAGAGGCGGGCAAATCTGGAGAGCGTCCGCCGCTCGGCGCAGCGGCGGCAGTATCCTCTTGCTTCATTGGCAAATGAGAAAGATACGCGGCTCCCCTTTCTGGATGCGTACCAATCGTTTTAAATCGACGACCTAAAATCCCGCTGCGCAGACCGCCAACGGATGCATTGCTATCTCTCACAAAAGCCTTGACTGAATTGTCAACGTCATAGGCATTCCCATATGCCTGTTGATGTGAATATTGAAACTCGCCGAACGAGCCGCCCGGATCCGAAAGGTTTTTCGACCTCGGATTGAAGCCCGACTCCGAGTGAGCAACGGAGACTCCAAATCTAGCCCATTCCTCTGGCGTTCCCTTCGTAATGCCAAATCTTGCCCCATCTGGGGGAATACCTTTTGGTGGGTTTGCCTTGAACTCGGTTAGTAGCTTGTCATAGAGCGAGCCTGCAGCACCGCCAAATCCGCGTGCAGCACCACTTCCCGCAGCGCTCCCGGCAGGAACAGCACCAGTTGCACTATCTCCTGGTCCGCCCAATAGATGACCACCGCCAAGTCCGGGCATCGTCCCCCATGGGGTCTTCATTCCCGCGCCGAGGCCAGGGGCCTTACCCCCTTCGGGCCACGCAAGAGGCGGTTTGGCTCCACCCGCTCCGCCCAACAATGGACTCGTCCCCGCAGGCATCGGCCCCCATGGCGTCTGAATGACGGGCCCAACACCGGGAGCGTTCTGGCCTGCAGCAGGCCACGGCAATGTGCCGCCCGTACCAGGAGGGATGTTTACGGATGCATCAGGACCGGTTGCGCCCGAGCCGGTACCACTCCCGCCGCGGCCGCCGGCGCCGCCGCCGCGACCGCCGAAGCCTCCGACAGCACCGCCTCCACCGGGGCCGTTACCACCACCGAGACCGCTACCAGCGCCACCACGGCCACCTATTCCAAATCCTTGCTCCAGCAAATCGGTAAGCCGCTTCATTTGCTCGGTAAGCTTTTCGGTCTCAACCGTCTGCTTCTTGATTTCCTTAACGCCCTCGGCGGGCTGGACCATCTCGCCGGCGTGAAGCATTGCGAACTGATCGCGCGGAATGATGCCGCCTTCCTGATGCTTCGGAATTTCCTTACCGAGATCGCGGCCGGCAGGACCAATCTGTGGAATAACGCGCGGATTGGTCGCCGGTCCCTTTGGGTTCAACCAATCCGGTATCCAACTTGGTCGAGCCTCATTTTCCTTGCGCCGCTCTTCATTTTCCTTGCGCCGCTCTTCGCGCCGCTTCTCGATTTCCTCAAGATGCTTACGATATTCCTCGGTTTCCGGCTTGTCCTTCTCCTCGGGATCCGAAATCTTCGGCGGTGGCATGAGCGCAGGAAGAATACCATGCTCCCGCCAATCCCTGAAAAAGGCGTCCCATTTCTTGAAAAACTCATTAAGCGCTTCGGCCGGTCCGAGCGCCTTTTCAATTCCCCATTCTGCCCAGAAATTTTTGATATGCTCCAGGCTCGTCCCAATTTCCGTATTGATCTTCAACAACTTTGCCGCTGCTTCATGCCGCGCGGCCCAAACTTTTTCCTCCTCTTTTTTAACTTTCTCGAACGCCTCCTCGACCACGCCAATGTCTGGCAAGCCGAGCTGAGCGTAAAGCCGTTTTCGAACGTCCGCGCCCACATTGGCCGGCAGCCCCTTGGTCTGCAATTCGGCCATACGCTTGGCAATGTTCAATTGCTCGGGCAAGTCCGCATGCGCCAATTCATCAAGCAGAAACCGCATCGCGTCGCGTTCTGTCGCGATGGTATTCTGTAATATCTCTTGCTTCACCCTGCTGTTAGCACGCAACAAGTCCGCGGTGACACCCGCGAATTTTTCAATGCCCGATTTCATTTCATCGGCGCGGATACCGAACTTTGCCGCCGTCTCGACAATGTTCTCGAGCTGAGCCCCACTAGCGCCCGTCTCTCTAGCAAGGCGGTTAAAATCCACCATCTTTTGTGTGAAATCTCGGATCCCGTCGACGCTCCCCTTTGCCGCGAGACCAACACCTAGAAAGCCGGTGGAGAGCCTGGCGAGGGTGGTAATAAATGGCGGTAAAATCTCCTCGCCAACTTTGGCAATGCCCTCACCGAGCGGCTTGAACTGCTCGTGCATTTCCTTGACGCGCTGAGAGCTGGCGCGGAGAGCGTTTGCGGTCTCGCTACTTCCCAAGCTCTGCATCTGGCCGCGAATGCGCGCCAACTGCGGACTGGCATTATCCACCAGATCCACGGTCAAGCGTAGAACGTCATCGGCCATCGTCGTCTTCCGGCGGTCTCATGCGATCTGCGAGTTGTTGTGTGCGATCCATATGATCGCGCACGGCTGAAATTGGCATTGCAAGAAAATAGTCAGGCGCCTGGTGATACCATCGGGCCAGCCAGTAGCAATCAAGGACAATATCCTCGGCTACCAAGCCCCCGGATCTGGCACGAAAAAACGGAGCAGACTATAAGCGCAGTTGGTCCAATCCTTGGAGGTCATCTTTTCAAGCATCGGATGAAGCACACCCGATAGATTGGCTATCATCATAGTCATTTTTCGTTCTTCGAACGACCACTCAAATCCGGCCCATTTCACTGGATTGCCGCAGCGATTGATGTCTCCCGCCGTTGGCTCACGGAACGACAGTTCCGTCACCTGCCTGTTATTCTGATCGACGATAGGCTTGCTTAACTTCACAACTAGCGGCCAGACATCTCTGGTCTCTTCAGGCGACGGAGCCGGCGTTGCAGGCGCCGGCGCCGCCGCCGGCGGAGGGGTCGGGGCAGCTTGCTGAAAGCCTTCTTTCGCCACAGGTGCGTTCATTTACCAAGTCCCCTCCTGGCAGGTAATGCCTTCCCATCGAACTCTGGTCTGGCCCTCCCTTGTATTAACCTCAAGCGCGGACTTACATACCGCTTGTCCAAGAGTATACTGCTTCTGGTTTGCCAGTTGGGCGACGACCGTAACGTTGACCTGCCCTTCCAGATCCAGGATGTTGAGGTCAGGCATCGTCGAAATGTCTCCCTCAATGTAAGGCACACGAGGCAATTCCTGATAACCATGGATCCCATCCTGTCCGGCTAGCATTGTCCTTTCGACGACGGTCGGCGAAACGGTGAAGTTCCCGCGCAGCGCCATCTGATTGCCATCTACCATCAGAAAAGCGATACCAGCGATTCTAATTGCCATAACTGTCCTCCTTTCTTACGATCAGCCGAACGACGGTAAGACACCGGTAACGCCGACCGGACTTCCAGCAGTGATCAGCGTGTCGAGACCTCGATCGTATTGCAGCCTGAACTGCGCCAACACGGCGAAAATGCGCAACTGATTTATGAGATCAGGCGGATAGAGCACATTCAGCCGGTTTGGATCATTCGGGTCCCGCTCGACCAGTAGGTTCTTCGTGAACGCGGTCGCATTCTCGCAGAGCCCGTTGAACTCGTCGATGAAGTATTGAGAGATCAATTCACCGCGGATGATGCCAGGAGTTACGATCGCCTGACCAGGACCGAACCGCGTCCCATCATCTGCGAGCTTGACCCTAGCGTACTTGCTGGTGATCACGTAACGCTGATTGCGCAGCAGCTTGGCAAGCGTTGCAAGCGTGGTCACAAGCTCGTAAGCGTCGTCGCTCTGGCCATAGAGATTGCGCTGATAGGTCGTCGATTCTCGGGCTATCATCGGCTGATTGTCGGACCCGGCCTTTTGGATTGCAATGCCGTTCGAGGCGAGACCGTTGAGCTCCACGAAGTCGAAGCGCGACTGCAGCGGAGCCGACTTGATCTGGTTGAGCGATAGTGTCTGCAACGGTCGAGCAGGGTCGTTGACCAGCGCCCGCTGGGCCTTGGCGGTATAGGCAGCGGTCCACTCGAAGACGGGCGAAGGAGATGCGACCTCGACGCCCATCGCGGATATCGTGCCGAAGTTCTGGGTATCTCCCCATGTAACCAGGGCGGAGTAAGTGCCGCGCTTGGCCGTGAAGACGTGGCCGAACAATTGGCGCTGCCATCCCCACCGCCCGGTATCGGTGAAGCCATATTCCTGATCCCATGCGATCATGCTTGTGCTGTCACTATACGGCATTGCGACATATTCGAACGGCTGATCGCCCATGTTGCTGATGCAATTCGTAAAGTCCGGCACCCCCGCGCCTCCAGTCATAAGCCCGGTGGCAGGCAACGTCAGCGTCAGCCCAGGCGGCAGAATCTCGCCGCCAATTGTTCCGTAGTAGTTCGTACTCACCGTGATGTCATTGCCGTTGACGCCCTTCCACAGGCAATGGAGGGTGACGGTAGCGGTGGCAGCAACGGCCGCCACCGGAAGATCGAACACCTCATTGATCGCGGCGGCCATGTTGGTTGCTATGGCGTCAACCGCATCGCTCGCGCCAACATTGACCGGGATATGAATGCCGCCGACGTAGAGGTGGATGGTGCCCGCGTCGGTCGGCGCCGTCGCAACCGTGATGGTTCCAGTCGAAGCCGTTCCGCCCGGCGGCTCCGTCACGCCAACTCCCCAAACCTCGTTAGAGAAGTTGTTCGCGAAGAACGCAGCGAACATTCTCGAAATCTCGGAGCCCTGCCCCCAGTGCGCATCAGCCTGCGCCTGCGATCCCACCGCGACCGGCACATCGAGGGGCGCGTCGCCGCCCGCCAAGGCGGTGCCAACGACCAGCGCGCGCAGCCCAAGCTGCGGGAGGCCGGCTTTTGAGGGGTCGACCTCGACCCAGTACAGCGGCACTTTAATATCAGCCGGTATCTGACTGAAAGATATAGGCATTTTGCTTCTCCTTGCTTCTCAGGTTCTCATGATGTATAGCACTACGCTACTTCGAATCACGGCCACAACCTGAGAGGTGCCTATGGCCATTACCGAACCTGCTTCACCTTTTTGC